TGATTCGTAGTACCACTGGCTCCAACAACAAAACCTGTTGTACTAACACTTTTTATATAATCACTTCTTGATGTGGTTGCAGTTCTATTACTTTGTAATATAGTTTTATTTGTACCTGCACTAGCATTGAGAATAGGATCAAATATTGAGTGATCATCAGTGGTTTCTCTAGCTTTTACCCAAACTATGCCGTCATCGGTGCTAAGATCAATGCCAGTAGTAATAGTATTAGAACTTGAACCGTTTCCTGTATAAACATGGCTTTTAAATATATCTTCCATATTTTCACCAGGAGTGCTTCCACCCCCTGCCATCAAAAGTTTTTTAATGTTACTCATTTTATATTATCCTAAATCTTTACCTGCTGTAAAACCGTACCAGTTACTTCCACCATCATGTGTATAAAACACAAACTGATCTATTGCATTAGCAGTACTTGTAAGTGTTGGTACAGTTGCATTAGGCCAATCTATAGTTGTGGGCCATGTTAATGTATAACCACTTGCACTTGCATCTTGCACAATCTTTAAACTAAACCCATATGCTGTACCACTAGCAGGTGGATTAGTAAAAGTAAATGTTGTATTTTCACTTAATGTTGATGCAAACACATTACCAGTCTCACAGTTTATAGTTGTTGTACCACTTGATGATGAAACACTTTGATATGTTTCATTGTAGGATTGTACCACAAGTTCACCAGTAATGTCAACATCACCTGTGTGTGTTTCATCAACCTTTGCATCTAATTGAGTTTGTATTGCAGATGTTACACCATCTATGTAGTTTATTTCTGCAGTGCTTGCAGTTACGCCATCTAACAAATTTAACTCTGCAGTTGAAGCCGTAACACCGTCAAGTATATTTAACTCTGCACCTGTAGATGTAACTGCTGTACCACCAAGAGTAAGACCACTTGTTGTTATTGTTATATTATCCGATCCATCAAAATTAGCTGCACCTGCAGTTATACCTGCAATTGTAATTGTACGTGCAGTTGTAAGTGCATCTGCTGTAGTTGCAACAATAGAACCAGAACCTGTTATACTACCAGTAACTGTAAGATCACCTGTAATTGTACCATTACCTGATACAGCTAGAGTTCCCACATTTGCAGTATCAATAGAGCCAGTATCAATATAAGCAGTGCCATCAATATATGCATCTTTCCACTCAGAGCCACTAGCACCCAAATCGTAAGTGTCATCGGCAGAAGGAATAAGATTTGAAGCCACATCAGCAGTCACAGTTACCGTATCAGATGCTGCATTACCAAGTGTAGTATTACCATTTACAGTAAGATTACCAGTATTAGTTTGATTACCTGTAACTGCCAATGTATCACTTAAAGTAGTTGCACCAGTTACACCTAGTGTTCCACCCACTGTAGCATTGGTAGCTATGGCTGCAGTACCTGCCATATGTAAATCTTTATACTTTAAACTTGTAGTACCAAGATCAACAGTATTATTTGTTTTAGGACGTAGTAATGAAGCTGTAGCAACTATGTCTTGACTAGGACCAAGTACCTCAATAGGAGCACCCTCTGATGTAGTACCATCGTGGGTATGGCCTGAACTGTTATTGAACGCAGCTTCTACGGCATTGAACTCACCATCTAAATCGTCAGCATTAATAACATTACCATTAGCAATATTATTAGCTGTATCATTTCTTACATAGCCTGTACCCATAAGACTTTCCTTTATTTCCTATTATTTTCAGCATATTCAAATATTGCTGTATCTAACAAAAATGCAGCATCTGCACTATTGTCTTCTATTCTTAATGCCACTGTATTACCTGAACCTACAATGTTATTATTAAATGATTGTGTTCTTGGTTCTCCATACGTAGTAGTATTAAATATTGCAGTACTGTTTCCATAAAAACCACCACCACCTGCACCTGATGATAATGTAAATGTAGCAGGTTGTATTTTGTCTCTGTCATTCTGGTTGTATCTTACACCTGCAACCACATTAACTGCACCAAATGGTTTTATATACAAATCTAATTTATAAAATGTTTTTCTTTTCTGTGGGTCTGTAATCGGCATAAATGGAGATTCATATATTGCATTTATATTACTACTATCTCTTGATGTACCACTTTCCATTCTATAGATATAACCATCTGTATTTGCAAAAACTATAAACTCATTATCTCCAATGTATTGAGAGTCTGTTATATAACACTTATATCCTTTTAACTCACCCCACTGAAAACCTTGACCACCTTGATCTACAAACTTTGTTCCTAATACACCTTTAGCTACATCTACAGTTTCACCACTTACATAACTAAATAACCTGTACTGAGCTTTACCTCTTATTACAGTACTTGAAAAACTTTGTGCAAAAGTTTGCATTTCAGTTACTGTAGGTCTTATATTTTTAGATGCAACATCAATTCCAAAATCACCAATACGTTCTGTTGAACTTAATGTACGTAGTCCATCTGGACCAAGAAACATAATGTCAGAACCAATCTCTTGTATTGTATCTGCACTCAAGCAACCAAGGTCTTCTGTAACTGCACTTAATGTAAAATCAGCAGAGCTTGATCCTATTAACCTCATAATTTTATCACGGCAAAATACTATTAATGCATCACGATAAACTTTAAGACCAGTTATTTCAGAGTTAAGACCAATACTACCTGCACCATTTGCAGGATCAAAATCTGTATCTGAATAAGGTGCAGTAAATACTAACTCTGTACCTTTACCAAAAAACAATGTACTTTTAAATATCTCTACCGTACTTGCACCGTTTACTGCAGATTGACCAGTGCCACTTCCTGTTATATAAGCCATTGTTTGATTACTGTCTGTATAGTAAACAGGATAGTTTGTACCATCAACAAATACTATTTTAAGTGCATTGTTAAAGTTATAACTCACATGTCTAGCACGAGTAAATCCTGTACTACTTGCTGTAACTTTAGATGCCCATGCAGGATTTGTGTCTGTTGTATTTATTAAATAGTATACGCCATTACGTGCAGCAATAAATCTTTCTTCATCTTCATTTTCAACAACGGCTAGTGCTTGTACTACACCACTACCACTTAACTGAGCATCATCTAGTTTAGTATAACCTGCTACCTTACGATAACCACCATCAAGTGAAGGTTCAAAGTTTTGTAATATAAAAGCAGAACCTACAGCATTAATACCTTGTTGCAAAGGACTTATGTTTGTAACTAAACCACCTGTAAACTGCACAGGAAATGTAGACCATGCTGTAGCCATACTATTATACTTTCAATAAACCAAATGTACTAGGGTTACTGTACTTTACTGTGGAACGTACATAGTCATACGTATTTATGTATATACTACGCATAAACTTTATACCTTGTTCAAACTTTTGTTGAGATAGTTGTGCAGACTGATTATCACCTCTAAACTGATATGCATAAAACATAGCACCGTCAGTGACTACGTGTTTAAAATCTGATGGTACTGTAGGTACATCATCTTGTAATTCTAAATCTACAGGATTACGATAGTATTCATAAACTAACTCATATGCTTTATCAGGTGTAGGAAATATTATAAATTCTTGACTAGGTGCTCTACTTACGTATCTTGGTTTAGCACGTATACCTGTATCACTATTGTACTCATAGTCAGAATACTTGTCAAGATATTCTTGATATGTCATGCTTTGTAATTTAGTAGTTGCGATATTTAAGTCACTATTACGTTTAATTCTAAAACTGTCCATATTAATTGACTTAGCATCATAAGGATAACCATATCGTGTAACACCTGCAGTTAGTATATCTTCTTCTTCTACGTGATTCCAAGGCCAACCAAACTCTTCGTGATTGATGTGTCTTATAGCACTATTAACTGAATCTTTAGCTGTGTTATAATAACCAGTTGCTGTTGCAAAATTATTAGCAGTAAGCTCTACTTCGTTTAGTCTACGATTAACCTCATTAACAAGACTTAAAAAATTGTATGCCATTATTTTTCCCTCACACGTAAAAATACTGTACGTTCAAATGTCAAGCCATCAGATGTAGTCACAGTACAATAAAATTTATATTTTATATTGTCTGTTCCTAAACTTACTCTTGCTGTAGCCACTGTATTTGTAAGTGTTGAAGATACAAGTTGTATACCATGTACTATAGGACCACTTGCAACTAGTGTAGTTTTAACTCCATCTGCATTATCTATACTCCAAGTCACAGTGCTTAAAGTTGCAGAACCAATAAAACGTGACCAGTCTATGCTGTAGTCTAGTATTTCATCAGGGTCTTTGTTAGGCCATTTTAATGACATTATATATTCCTATTATGCTGCACGTACATATGACGTGTTTGTATTTGAAGAATGTGAAGATAGATAAACTGTACGTGCTCTACTGTAGTTTTCTTTTATTGACTCATAATCAAACTGCACTGCATTGATTGTCTCATTACCTACAGTAAATGTTCCTTGAACTCCTGTTGGCACAACTACAGCTTGACAATCTGGTGTTACAGTTCCTAGTGCACTTGTACCTGCAACACCTGTAAGTGTTAGTACACATTTAGCTACAATAGTTACAGAGCCAATAGAACCTGTTGCTGCTAGACCTGTAGGTACATTCGTTGAACCACCTTTACCTACTGCAGTTCCTACTGCACTTGTACCTGCTACACCTGTTACTACTACGGTAGCATCTCCTGCAGGAACAATTTCATCTCCAGTAACAGCAGGGTCATCTGTAATACAGGTAGCTGATACGCCTGTTGGTACAACTATAGCTTTAGCAACTAATGTAAGAGAACCTACTGCACCTGTTGCTGATACACCTGTAATAGATATTAATGTACCTGCACCGCCAGTAATTGCAATTGTACCGAGTGCACTTGTACCTGCTACGCCTGTAACACCTTGTACAGCTCGACCTACTTCAATAGTAGCACCTATTGTGCCTGTAGCAGATATACCTGTGATTGATACGTCTGCTGCAGCTTTACCTTCTGCTGCAGTTACAGCACCTGTACCTGCTACACCTGTAAGTGTAAAGGAAGCATCGGCCTGTTCATAGCTTTCACCAAAGGTAGCTACGGAGAAAGGATTTTGTCCAAAAGACATTAGCTACTCCTTATGCTGCTGCGTCTACTGCCAATGCGCCATACCAGTTTGTGCCACCATCTCTTGTCACAAAAACTAAAATATCTGTTTCACCATTTGCAGGAGCATCTGGGGCTGTACCACCTGCCCATTTAACTGAGCTAGGCCATGTGACTGTTGAACCGTTGCCTGTTAGCTGTAGGACAAAACCTTGGATGTATCCACTAAGTGCCCCACTAAATGTAAAAGTGGTGTTGCCCGTCATTGTAAGGCTAAACATACCACCATTATCTACGTTACATGTTGGCGTTGTACCTGACAATGCATCGTAATCTTCTGCAACAGAACCGTCATTAACAAAAATACCAGAACTGGTTAGTGTTGCAGACGTACTGTTACCTGTAACTAAATTAATAGTGTTAGTACCGAACTCCACATAAGTGTCTGTGTCACCTTCATGTATTAAACTACTTGCAAGATAAATATTATCGACTGCGTTTATATCGCCATTAATATCTAAATCATGTCCAATTATTGCTTTGCTATTACTTTGAGTTAAATCCGAAATGCTACTTACACTTGAAGATTTTAGAACCGTAAAGGTATTTGAACCAGAATTTACAATACGACCATTAAAATATGCGCCAGTTGTTTCATGATAAAGGTCAGGGTTTGTAACTTCTAATGCAACATAACTTACTGAGCTATATGTCAGTGTCACTAACCTTGCTGAAGGTTGCCCATTACCAGCAACACCGTGACCAATAAGGCTTCCGATGGGATATAGACTTGTGCCAGCAGTAACAATTACATTCCAACTACAAGCATGTCTAAGGCCGCTTGTTCGATCCATCGTAATCGTACCATTAACGTCATTGCCTGTAGCATTAACACAGAGCAAAATGTAGGCTGTTGATGCATTGTCAGCCCCATCCATTTCAAATCTTCGATTGATAAAATGGTTTTCTTGCATAGCAATATGTGCTGTGCCGCCTATGGTTAAGTTGCCACTAATTGTGTCAGCTTGGTCACTTCGCAAATAACTAGAGCCTTGCACACCGTCTAAAAGGTCAGCATCTAGGCCAGAGCCAGAGCCGTCATTGCCAGCATGCCATACCTCGTTGCTGTTGTAGGTTAAATCACCACTGCCCTCAATCAAAGTTGATTGTGATGTTCTGCCTAATCTTATAGGGCCAATATCGTTTCTGATTGTATATGTGCTTGCTCCACCGTCAGTCGTTCTAGTTGATCCGTTAATAAAGTGAGTGGCCCCAACACCAGAGTCATTTGAACCTTGTATAATATAGTTGTAACTAGATGATCCACCATTTCCTGAAAGGGACAATTTCGGTGATGTTCCAGTGTTCGTAAATGTAATTACTCCACTTGTTGTATCATCAGCATCACTACGTAAGAATTGTGTGCTGTCTAAGCTATCAAGAAGCTGTGAGTTTGCGGCTGTTCCTGTTGTGCTTAACTTACCATCCAACGCAGTCTGCAATCCATCTACATTACTAATGACATGATTGTGGCTATCGTCTATAACTGTGACAGTCAGTGTGGCATTGCCAAGGTTTGTAAACGTAGCAGAACCAGATGCATCACCTGAAAGTGTTAGTGTGGGATCGGATGTAGCTGTAGTGCTAATGCTAATATTGCCTGAGCCATCAAAGTTGGCATTACCAGTTACAGCACCTGTTACTGCAATGTTACGTGCAGTTTCAAGAGCAGTGGCAGTTGCAGCATTACCTGTAGTAGAACCAGATGACCCTGATACATTACCAGTAACGTTACCTGTTACATTACCCTCTACATTAGCTACAAGTGTGCCTGTGCTAATTGTAAGATTACCTGTAGATGCACCTGTAAATGATCCTGTACCTACAGTAAATTTATCTACACTTTCGTCATAACCAATAAAGGCATTATCTGATGAACCACGTTCAATAACAATACCTGCGTCATTCGATGGAGAACCCGATGTTCCATTTGCTAATTCGATAAGTGAATCAGTTATTACAGAATTAGTTGTGTCTATTGTAGTAGTTGTACCACTGACAGTAAAATCACCTGTTACTGTTAAATCATTACTTAAAGTTACATTATTACTAGAGTCTAAATAAACTGCTTTCTCAGCAGGTTGTGTAATAAACACTTCAGCTTGTGCAGTAAGGTTGACTGCACTACCTGAGTTGGAACTTTCAAGAATAGTAGTACGAGCTAGGGTGGCAGTACTTTCTGTCCACGTTCCTAGCCCGACTTCATATGCATTTGTACTAGGCACAAAGATACCATAGTAAGTAGTATCACCGTTTGCTAAAGCAGCAGCAAAAGTTTGAAACCCATCAACGTTACCGTTAAGGACTATACTGCCTGTGCCAGTTGTGGTTGTTGTTTGTTTTACTCTGTCTTTAACTACGAGAGCCATAGTCTATGCTCCTATTTATGCGATACGTATGATTGCGTTAGATGCATCTGCAGCAGGGAACTGAATAGTAAAGTCACCGTTTGTAGATGTTTTTGTTCCACCAAAGTCAATCACACAAATTGCTTTGTTTGATGCAGATGAATTGTAAATAATACAACCGTCTGCAGATATTGTTGCAGATGTAAATACTTCATCAGTAAAGTCAACGATAGCTGTAGTCCCACTTACGGAAATAGTAGCACCGTCTAAATTTTGTCCACCTGCTGAGTAACCAGTACCAGAAGCTTCGTCACTGTTACCTGTTACGTTAGAATAGTTTGTAGTTGCGGCATTATATGTACCTGTTGGTGATGCCTTAATAAGTGCAATCTTTAAAGTATGGGTGTCCAAATCATGAGTACCACCCAAAAGTTCTGATTTAAAGCTTGTGCACATTGCTGTTGTGATAGCCATTTTTTTGGAGTCCTTCTCTTAAATAAGCCTAGAGGGGCAAGTTTCCCTGCCCCCCAGTTTAGTTTAATTATGCGTTGTCACGAGCAACTTCATCAGCAGATGTGTCACCCATTTCTGTACAGTCCATTAATACTGCCCAGATGCGTAATTTACCTGAAGTAACTGCTCCACCAGATAGTGTAGCAATTGTCAAGTCAATGTTGTCATCTGCAACAGCCATTACTGGCTGATAAGCTGCAGGGTTCTGAGCAACTACTGCAGCAGCAGATGTTGCATCAAATCCGTCAACAAATACATCAGGATCAACGCCAGTTCCTAAGTCTACAGTAAATGTAGAACCGTCACTAGCAGTAGATACTTCAATACCTGCATTAAGGATCATAGTCCCTTTTGCAACAGCAATTACTGGAATAACATCAGCAGCAGCTAATGCGCCACCTTTGTCAGACAAAGCAGTTGCTAAGTTCACAGTATTTTCAACCATGTATGGATTACGACCACGTTGAGAGTTTCCTGCTGCTGAACGTAGTGTGTTATCACCGAGTGCCATTAATCAGTCCTCCCTATTATCGTAAGTTGTATATCGCATTGACCAACGCCTCTGGGCGTAGAATCTTGCGACCATATAGATGCATACCACGAACAATGTCAGCAAAGCTGTCTTGATCACGATATGATTCTGTTTTATTGATCTGCTCTGCAGTTGCGACTGCTGAACTGTGACCACCTACGATAACACCGTAGTTAGTCGCATTTGAAGCAGCTTCAGTTGCAGGACCAGTACCAAATGTAGGTAGGTTGTTTGAAACATGTACTTGGAAGCCATGTAGGTTATTTACTACAAGACCATTTCGTATTCCACCTGACTCACCGAAATCTGCGTTTTGAAGACGTGAATCTTCGTCACGTAGAATTTCCATGAATACTGGGTCTACGACAAGCCATCTACCTTGTGAGTCAACATTTTGTTGATCCAACTTACGTGCCATACGAGCAATAAGTTGTAGTGGGTTTGCTTCACCTGCAGTTGAAGGTGTAGCAGTTGCACCACCTGTTCGAGGC